ATCGTAAATCTTTTCAGGTAAACTTTTGATGCCGTCAACCAGATTGTTAAACAATTCGGTGGCGGCTTCTTTTGCTTTTGTACCAAGGCTTGTGGCAAACTCTGCAACCTTTGAAATAACGCTTTTCAGCCAACTCCACACCTCACTCGGCAGATTTGTAATCTTGTCGATGATAGCACTGAAAAAGCCTGAAATTGCTTCAGTTGCCTTTGAACGCATATTCACAACCCAAGTCGCAACATTTGTAATGACGTTGCATAGCCAGTTCCATACTTCACTCGGCAAATTGCAAAGTGTTTCCACAATACTGTTCCAGAAGTTGTTGATTGCTTCTTTTGCTTTGTCCCAGATATTTATTGCCCACTCGGACACCTTTGCAAAAAGTGATGAAAAAATACTGCCCCAAGATGAAACAACGGCATCTTTGATAGAAAGGATACCGTTCCATATTGATTGCAGAATACTTGCACCAAGAGCCAGCCAGTCTGTCTGAACAAAGCCGTTAATAAGAGCCATTACCAATTGTGGAACTGCTTCAATCAGCATTGGTATTGCTGAAATCAAACCACTGATAAGTCCTGCAACAAGGTCAAATGCACAGGTAATAATCTGTGGCAGTGAGGTGTACAGACTATTTATCAATCCTGTTATCAACTGCATTGCCGCCTGTACAATCATAGGAATATTCTGAATCAATCCTGTAATCAAGCCGTTTACAAGGGAGATTGCCGATTGAATTATGTCGGGCAGCATTGAAAGAATGCCCGAAATAAGTGAGTTTACAATTTCAAGTGCCGCATTTAAAATTTGTGGCAACTGTGAAAGTAAACCGTTCACCAATTCCAGAACAAGGGATACAGCTGTCTGAATCAATGATGGAAGATTTGACATAAGTGCATTACAAAGGTTCTGTACAAGCTGAAGTGCAGCACTTACAATTTGTGGAAGTGCAGAAAGCAATCCCGAAATCAGACCTTCAATAAGAGTAATTGCGGCATTTATGATATCCGGCAAAGCAGAAATTAAACCGTCTGCCATGCCAAGAATCAGCGTCAGAGCAGTTGTTACAAATTCCGGAAGATACGCTGTCATCATGGAAATGACCTGCTGTAACAATAATAAAACCGCACTCAAGATTGTGGGTGCGGATGAAAGAAGTGTATTAAAAATCTGCTGTATCAATCCGACTACCATAGTAAGCAATGACGGTAATGCACCGCTTATGCTCTGAATCACGCCGGATAACACAGCAGATATAATTGTCATTAATTGGGGTAAAAGGCTTTGCAGCTGTGCAAGAACTGCATTGATGATTGAAAGAACAGCATTTGTAACATCAGATTCAGCACCCGAAACACCGGAAAACAAATTCTGAAAAGCTGTACAAAGTTGCTGAATACCTGGAACAAGACTTGAAAGCAACTGTGCTTTAAGGCTAGTAAACTGCGTCATCAACGGCTCCATAGCACCACCGACTGCCGCAAGACTCTCCTGATAGGCAAGATTTGCTTCACGGGCAGCAATAATTGAAGCGTTATTCTCTCTGTACTTGTCGGCACTTTCACCGTACAAGCCGTTGAGTGTATCTACAATAAGCTGCTGTCGTTCCTGTTCTGATGTGCAGGCAGCAAGTGACTCATTAAAAGTGTCTTCGGATACACCTGCCCAGTTAAGAGCATCTGCAAGGTTACCAGTAATTTGACCGACCTTTGCAGTTTCATTTACTGACTCTGCAAGGCCATCAAGTGGAATGGAATCACCATACACAGCCCAGATACCTGTTGCAGAATTGAGGAGATTGTTAAGATTATCTGTACTTGTTTCAAGCTTCATAAAGTTTGAAATGGTTGTGGTTGCGGCAGTTTCGTCACCCAATATACCGTACATTTCCGAAAATGCACCGCTTGCGTATTCTGTGGAATAACCGGCAGAATCAGCTGTGGTTTGCAGCTTTGCAAGGTTCTCACGAAACTCCATAGTAGAATCGGAAAGCTCACCAACTGTCTGTACAGCATCAACTGCTGTACTCACAAGAGAAGTGAGTGCGTTGCCCACAAAGGTTGCAACAGCACCCTTGGCAACAGAAAACGAACCTTCTGTCTTGTCGGCAGTTTTGTTCAGTGACTTCATGGAATCGTCAGCATCATCAGCACTATCAGAGGTGTTGTTGAGAGATTTATCGAGTGTATTGGATGAATCGGACACATTCTCCAACTGTCGCTGATAATCACGAAGTGACTGCTCTGTGCTGATAATTTCACGCTGAAGTGCATCGAATTGTTGCTGTGAAATTTTGCCTTCTGCAAGCTGAGCCTGTGCCTGTTGTGCAGCACTTTTGAGAGCATTAAGCTTTTCAGAGGTAGCCGACACAGCATTTGTCAGCAGAGATTGTTTCTGTGCCAGAAGTTCTGTATTTGACGGGTCGAGTTTTAAAAGCTTTTCTACATCCTTGAGTTGTGTCTGTGTACCGCTGATAGTTCGATTGACATTCTTCAAAGCGTCTGTGAGCTTGGTGGTATCGCCGTTAATCTCAACAGTGATGCCTTTGATTCTGTTTGCCATGTGGTCACCTCCTCGTTTGGGCATAAGAAAAGCAGCCCCGAAGGACTGCTTGAAGGTGTATTCGATTTAGAAGAAAATTAGAATTTATGTTGTTTATCAAAGTAGCTGATATGCTTCATAATCAATTGTAATGCCAGTTTGACAATTTGTTGATAATTTTGTTCGTCAAATTCAAACCATTCTCCTTTAGATGGTTCAATTCTAAGTCTTTCGTTTGTATAACCGTAATTCGTTTTTTTAATAAACTCTGGAGTTACTTCGCCCCAGTAGTAAAAGTTTCCCTCTTTTCCCTTGTATGGGTATGCAGCAGCCAACTCAATCACAAATGAACCACCATATTTATTGAATTGAAATGATAGGTAATCGACCTTTCCATCATCAAAAATTCTTCTGAAGTGTGGGAAACTACCCTTAAAATTTAGATTTCGCAGTTCAGGAACGATAACCGATTTGATCTCTCTATTTACCTTTTCTCTTAATTCCATCATTGTCCTCTCCCAAAACGAAATATATACTGATTTCTATAATGAAAATTATACCATGGAGAGCCGAAAAAGTCAATCAGAAGGAATCAAAATCACCCTGCGTAGCCTTATAATCATACTCCGCATCATCATTCTCCCGTTCCGTAAACATGTCATTCACGAGTCCAATCGATAGCAGCTCCAGATCCGCCATCGACAGACCCAACTGCACACACCGGAGCAGAAACAGTGGTGTCGTCATTTCCCTGTCAATCGGGCGATGTTTTTTTTAGATTCCACCTGTGTTTCAATATTCAGTCCCCACAATTCAATAAGCTGTGGCAGAATTTCGTAGATAGAGAATGTGTTGAACTGCTCAAGCCACTCATCGGGAGAAGCAGGAACAGCATCGTCATCAGCGTGTTTCGCCATGATATATGCAATGTTCTCAAATACTTCAAGGCTCTCAATACTGAGTCCGGAGTTTTCTGCGCCTTCCTCAGATACAGACTTCTGTAATGTCGCAAAATCCTTGTAAATGTCACGGCCGAACTTCAGACGGTACAGACGAGGTACAGCTGCACTCGCCTTAAAAGGAACTTCAATACCGTCAACGGTAATATTTTTCTTAATTGCCATAATCCTGTCTCCTTATGAAGTTTTCGTTGTAGTAGTCGTTGTTGTTTTCTCCGACAAACTTGGGTTATACGGCATTTTGTACCAGTTGTTGTAAGTGTTCTCATCAGTCGACTCACAGGTTTTCGCCTTAACAAGTCCTGTCGGGAGTGCTGATGCCGTAAGTGACAGCGTTTCTGTCTTAACCTCGGTAGAATCCTCCTTGGTCTGTCCCTCTGTTGCAGGTCTGCTTGCCGAACAACAGTAAAGCACATGACGGATTTTATGCTTGTCACCTGAAAATTCAAACATCAGAGCAAACTGTGACGGCTCTGCATCATTCTTCTCCACAAGCACACCATTGTTATCAAGAAATTCTCCCAAAATTTCAGTAGCAAATTCCGTAGTCACAAGGGCAACTTCCAAATCCCCCTCATATCCGGAATTGTTATTGATAATGTAATAAACGCTGTCGTCGGCATAAAAGTTTTCATTTTCGCCATTCGCATCAATGGAAAGTGAAACTGCACCAGGCAGTCGCACAGATTCTCCATAAACAGGTATAGTCGGTGTTCCGTCAGGGTCGACACCCCACTGGGTAATCTTCGCCCAATGTACATTGTTAAGACCGAACTTAACCTTGTTTCTGTTCTTAGCCATTGTCAAACCTCCATTTCATATAAAACCTCATAGAGCCTTTCACTCTCTATCCAGCTTTCGATTTTCGTATAATATATTTCATGCTGTGTTAAAATATCTTCAATTTCTTCTTCCAATGCAGGATTCTTCTTGTCGGTATACAGTTCAATATCCAGTTTTTTTAAACTGTGATATGCCATATTATCAGCCGAAAAGGTGTCCTCACCCGGAGAAAGAAACAGAAGAAAAGGCGGTGCAGGACTTTCACCCTCTGCAAAATGGTGATATGCAAAAGGCAGTCCCATTTCCGCCATCATTTCGTTAATTTCTTCGTATGTCATGACAGTTCCTCCGCAATCAAAGATTCAAGCAGTTCTGCACCATGTTCTTCGGCAGGAGCAATATGTGGTTTGCCCTGAACACGACCACCACCACGCTTGGCATGCCCTTTTTCAAGAAGATGTGCCAGTTGATAGTGACTTTTGGAATGTACAGTCATCTGTAAGCTGTGGCTGTTTTCATTGACTTTTTTCGTAGTCCAGCTTTTGCCGTAAGCACCTGTATCCTTCGGAGCGTTGGCAGAAATCTCTTTTTTCACAGAAGTTGCTGTCTTTTTTACAGCCTTTTTCATAGCATCGTCAGCAAGTTCTGCATATTCCTGCAAGCCTGTCATAATTTCATCAGCAAGATTATCAATAGATGTCATTTTCACCGCCTGCCTTTCTTACTTCACATACAAAGGTAAGATAGTCATTTTTCTGATAATCAGGAATTACAGATTTAATATCATATACAG